CCATTATGGAAGGGACACTATTCCGGTGACTTATCACAACTACAGAAAAAGACTAGAGAATTTTTAGAACATAGTGACGAGTTAAATATAGGTCTAGAAAGAGACGGTGGCCTAAGTTCCTCCTCAGCAAGAGAACAGCCACATGGTTGGGTTGAAGCATTAGACTTTCTTAACTGGTTACGCCATGCTAGTGAAGCAATTTGGGAGGCTTGGAGTTATAATAATTCTGAGCAAAGACAAATATTTCGCAGCTGGGCGAATATTCATCCACCTGGTGGATGGACTGACGAGCATACTCATGGCAGAACCGATCAAGTAGCAGTATTATATCTCGAAGCGCCGGCTGATAGTGGAAATTTACAAGTAATGAATCCATTGTTCTATCATTGGGAAGGTACTCCACGTGCAGCAGGATCTAATTCCTGGAAAGATGTTCCTATACAAACAGGAGATGTAGTTATATTTCCTGGATGGATGTTACACCGAAGCGGAGTAAACAAAAGTGATGAAGACAGAATAACTATTAATATCAATATTCTAGCTAGTCCTGATCTCATACCCATACCTGAGGCGCATCCAGTGCCGGGGCAAAGTTGAATACAGTTAAAGATAGTACTAAGCAGTGTCCAAAATGCGGCGGCGTCCACTTGGGCTTGGTACGTTCACAATTTATTAAATATTGCACAGATTGTGGACTATGGTTTCCGTGGCCGTTAGAATCTGATCAGCAAGTTTTAAAATAACGGTTGACATTTATGGTAATGGTGCTATACTGTATATAAGTTAACTAAAAGAGTAAACGTTATGAGCAGGCATTTTAGATATCAAGAAACGGAAGACAATCGAAATTACAAACTAGAAGCACGTGACTTAGTTAAAGGATTACGCGGTAATCAATTGTACGAAATGTACGAGATTGTAACTAAACAGCTGCAACGTAGTAATAGTCCAACTAAAGATAATGAGTTAAAGGCTGTTAAAGCTACAATCGAAGCTGAACGTGGCATTGATACATTTCGTTTAGGCCGCATTACAACAGGCTATAAAAGTAGCATGGCAGAAAATGCAAACCCAAGAGACGGCTTTACAAAACCAGCTAAAAAGAAAGCATAACATATGAGAACTCAACCGCAAGAAATTATTGAACGCTTAGAAGCAGACAACTCTCGTCTTGCTAAAGAACTTATATTAGCTGATGCAATGCACGAAGGACTAGATGAGTTCTTCGAAGGAGTGCGAATGGCACTTGATCCGCTTGTAACATTTGGAGTTAAGAAAGTTCCACAGCGTTCCGACGTTCTTACAGGACAAGGTTTAGACTGGCTTACATTTAAAGTATTAGCATTTCAACTCATCAACCGTGAACTTACAGGACATGCGGCACGTGATGCAATTGAACTTGCAATGGGTGTTGCTACTACTGAACAGTGGAATGGTTTTTACAGACGTATTCTAATTAAAGACTTGCGTTGTGGTATGAGTGAAAAGACTGTAAACAAGGTATCTAAACAAGGTTGGCCACAATATGCTGTTCCAATCTTTGGATGTCAACTTGCACATGATAGTGCTAACCATGAAAAGAAGATGACTGGTGTAAAGCAGATTGAAGTTAAACTAGATGGTGTGCGTGTACTGGCTGTATGTCGCTCAGGCAAAGTAGAACTGTTTAGCCGTAACGGAAAACAGTTCCATAACTTTCCACACATTGTAGCAGAGATTGAAGCAGTACTTGCGGTAAAGCCTGCACCATATGACTGTGTACTAGATGGCGAAGTAATGAGTGCAGACTTCCAGGATCTTATGAAGCAACTGCAACGTAAGGATGGTAAGAAAGCAACTGATGCAGTACTACACTTGTTTGATTTTATTCCATTAGTAGACTTCCTTAAAGGCTTCTGGGACACAGACCAGACACGTCGAAGCAACTTAGTTAAGTATTGGGTACTGGAAAACGAAGACCTCTTACCGCATGTACAAGCATGTGCGTGGGAAGATGTTGATTTAAACACCACTAAAGGCGAAGAACGCTTTGTAGAGCTGAATAAGGCGGCTGTAGACGGCGGATATGAAGGTGTAATGATAAAAGATGTTAGCGCACCATATACGTGCAAGAGGTCACATGCTTGGCTCAAAGCAAAGCCATTTATTGAAGTTACATTGGAGGTAGTAGATGTCGAAGAAGGAACAGGAAGAAACGAAGGGCGCCTTGGCGCTATTGTATGTAGCGGGACGGACGATGGCAAAGATATACGTGTCAACGTTGGTAGTGGGTTTACGGATGATAACCGATCCACTTTCTGGAATGGTAGGTCTGATCTTATTACTCAGCTTGTTGAAGTTAGAGCAGATGCTGTAACACAAAATCAAGACGGAACTTATAGTTTACGTTTTCCACGATTTAAAACATTCCGCGGCTTTGATGCAGGGGAGAAGATTTAGTGAAAGAAACAACAGAGCAATGCGAAGATTGCAGAATTGAGATAACTACAAAGGGTATAGAAGTTGATAGCACCTCAGGCAACTTATACTTAGAAGCGGGTATACTAGTAGCAGTGTTAGCAGTAGTGTATATCGGAAAAAAACTAGCGGACAAATACATAAAATGAATAAATTAAAAGAATTAATTGCCCAATTTAAAAAATGGATTGGAATGAAAGACAACCAAGTCTTTGATAAATCAAAGATGAAATATACTGATGGTGATAATACTTGACATTGTGGCATACTTGCTATATACTATATGAAACAGTAAGGAGAAAGACATGGCATCCGTTAAAGCACTAGCTAAAAAACCTAAGAAAAAAGTAGTCCGTGGAGCACCCCGTATTAAACGTGGTTCAAAACTTAACGAACCTAATTGGGAAGGAAGTCTAGATTGGGCGGGAGAGAAGTTTCATAAATTTAAACGAGACTCCGGTGCTTGGTATTATGAACACTTTAAACCGGCAGACTTATATCCGGCAGTATTCGAGTGGATGAAAGAAAACGGTTATAGCAAAGAAGACGTAGATTCAGCAAAGGCTGCACCAGCAAGTGCATTAAGTGTTACAGCTGGTATTCAAGCAAAAATGTTAATGAACGGTATGCCTGATACAAACCCAAAACATGATACCCATTGGGCAAGTCTTCCTGGCACTATGGGAGATAAAGTACACCCTTCATCAGAGTTCTTAATATCACGAATTAAGATAGCTGTTGAACTAGGTAGTAAGGTTGTTGAAGTAAAGAAAAAAGAGGCCAAAGCTACTGAAAATGTGTATACTCCAAGTATACAAGAACGCATTAGGGATCAAGCACAGGACCAGGCGCAAAAGATTGAAGAATGGTTAGAAGGATTTGTTATTGATAAGAAAACTTTCGATCCAAAGGGATTTGACTTTAAAAAGCATTTTGGTCAAACAGGTGTAACACAAGCACATGCTCGAAAACTAAAGAACTTCTACATAAACGAATTAGATGACTTTAAAGACTTGCAACGGTTTCCAACTTCTGGACAGTTAAAGAAGATGAGCGAACACGAGCAAGATATGTGGGAGCAACTTAAAGAAGGTTATGCACATATTAAGAAAGCAGATATTAAAAACTATACTATTGCTATTGAAGAATTAATGACAGCATTAGATTTTGTAATCGAAAGTGCAAAAGCAACACGAGCTCCACGCAAGAACAAGCCTAAGAGCGATACTAAGTTAGTTGAGAAGTTAAAGTTCCTTAAAACTGATGATAAGTTTAAAGTTGCTAGTGTTACACCAGAAATGGTTATTGGTGCTAGTGAACTTTGGGTGTTTAATGTCAAAACACGTAAGCTAGGAAGATATATTGCTTCAAAGATAGATACAACAGGCATGCAACGAGAAGGAAGTGGGCTTAGTGTAAAAGGAACAACTATCATTGGATTTGACGAAAAGTTAAGTATACAAAAAACTATGCGGAAACCAAGTGAACAACTTAAAGAGTTTAAGAGTTCTGGTAAAGTTAAGTTACGGTCGTTCTTAGATGATATTAAGACAACTGATACTATGCTTAATGGAAGGTGCAATCCGGATACAATACTTCTAAAGGTAAGTTGATAAATACTTATATGAGCAATAAATTACAAACAATATTAGCAAGTCTAGGAGAAGTTATTAATCAAGAGATTATATCTGCTCCAGCGCCTGCACTAGAGATAAACGATCGTTCTATCAGTGGCAATAAACTTAATGGGGGACTTTATGCAAACTTTGCAAGTACCGGCATTAAAGATAATGCTACCTATGCAGGAGAACCTATTTTAGTAGTTGACAACGATAGGATTACTACTGCAAATATTGCTGTTAATAATATATTGAACCCTTTAACTGTAAAAGGTAACTTAACAATTGAAGGTTCAATAACTGCTCAGAGTCTTCATGTAGATGAAATAACTTCAGATACACGAACAGAAAGAAATACTCCTTTAGAATTTAAAGGAGAGAACAACGGTGCACCATATAATAAAGGATTAATATGGACAGGCGCTGGTCCTACTCGTCAATTTATGTTTAGAGAAGGCGATGATAGGTTTTTTAGTTCTGAAGCAATTGATCTACAAAGCAACAAAGATTACAAAATTAATAATACAGTAGTGCTTTCTGAAACAGAACTAGGAACCGCAGTTGTAAAAAGTAATTTAAGAAAAGTTGGCACACTGCAAACACTAAAAGTTGCAGGCAATGTGACAATTGGCGAATACCTATTTTGGGATAATGACTCAATGAGATTAGGTATTGGCATTGATGCTCCAAATGGTGACTTGAGTATTGGGTCAATGGATCATGAATTTGTTATTGCTGCTGATGATAGAGAATTCAACGTAGGCACATGGACTACTTCGAAATTAAATATTATTACAGACGACACTACAAGAATTTCCATTAGTGCTTCAGGTGCTATTCAATTAAACGATAAGGTTAACATCAACGGTAAGCTAGGAGTAGGAGTTAAGAACTTTGAAACAGATGTGGATATAACTACAGCCGGACCAGTGCGCTTTGAAGGCAAGAAATTTGAAATAGGTAATAGTATACCTACAGAAGGTAGCTATGCACACGGTGATATTGTTTGGAATAGTAATCCTCAGGCTACCAGTCACGTAGGATGGATTTGTATCAGAAGTGGTACCCCAGGTGAGTGGAAGACTTTCGGACAAATATCCGACTAGTATCAGTATTACAATCATAACATATTATTTTAGAGATCGCGGGGCAGACTTCCTCTGCACGAAAGGGAGTTTACATTGATACTAAGTTTTAAAAGACAATTAGAGTTCTGGAAAATTGTTGCACTCGCATTACCGTTTGTTGCAGTACTATTATTA